GTAGCAATTGACCCTGCTGTTACCAACAATGCTAATTCTGATGAAACGGGAATAGTAGTTGTAGGAAAGGATAACAATAATCAGTTTTATGTTTTAGAAGATGCATCAGGCAAAATGACACCTGATCAATGGGCAAGAAAGTCTATCAACTTATTTTATGATTGGGATGCAGACAAGATAGTTGCAGAAACAAATAATGGTGGCGATTTAGTAGAGAGACTTTTACGTAACTTTGATGTTAATATAGCTTATAGAAGTGTACAAGCTACCAGAGGGAAACTTGTTAGAGCAGAGCCAATTGCTTCCTTGTACGAACAAAGACGAGTACATCATATGGGAGTGTTTCCAGAACTAGAATCACAAATGTGTACATATACAGGACAACTAAGACCAAGTCCTGATAGACTAGATGCATTAGTTTGGGGTATGACCGAATTGAACAAGTCTAAAGGCACTGTAGATTGGAGGATAAGTTAAATGGCATTGATTGATGATATAAGAAATGTTTTTTTAAGAACTGAACGTAAAGAAACCAAACAAGCACAGAATATGGTGGGCTATTTTGGAGTGGGTTCAGGTAATGCAAAAAATTATAAATATCAAGACCTTGCTAAAGAAGGTTATCTCAAAAATGCAATTGTGTACCGCTGTGTCAATGAAATAAGCAAGGGTGCAGGTTCAGTAAGTTATATGCTGAAAAGTGGTGAGAATGTTGTTGAAAATCACCCCTTGATTGATTTATTAGATAGACCCAACCCTTTGCAGTCAAATACAGAATTCTTCAACAGTTTGTTTGGCTTTTTATTACTTAGTGGTAATGCTTATATTTTAAAAGTAGGAAGTGATATAGGGTCACCAAGAGAATTGCACTTACTAAGACCTGACCGAATCCAAATCAAGGGTGGCGGTAAACCTATCCCTGATAGATATGAATATACAATTAATGGAAAAGTACAAAATGTTTTTGACATAGACCCAGATACAGGTAATTCAGATTTGAAACATATAAGACTTTGGAATCCTTTAGATGATTACTATGGTTGCTCACCTTTACAAGCGGCCGCAGAAGAAGTGGATCAACACAATCTTAGTTCTCAACACAATATAAATCTACTAAACAATGGGGCAAGACCTTCTGGTGCAGTTGTTTTCAAACCAAAAGATGACCAAGGTTTCACTGTCAATCTTACTGAATCACAAAGACAACAATTGCTTACTGATTTAAATAATAGATTTGTAGGTTCAGAAAATGCAGGAAGACCTATGTTGTTAGAGGGTGATTTTGATTGGAAAGAAATGGGTTTAAGTCCCAAAGATATGGATTTCATAAATTTAAAACACATGAGTGCTACTGATATTGCTTTGTGTTTCGGTGTACCAAGTCAATTGGTTGGTGTTCCTGACAATCAAACTTATTCAAATGTTGCAGAAGCTAGACTTGCTCTATATGAGGAAACAATCATACCGCATCTTAAATTAATACAATCAGATTTAAATGAATGGTTAGTACCAATGTTTTCTGAAGATTTAGAATTCTGTTATGACTTTGATGGCATTCCTGCACTTGCTGAAAAAAAGCGACAGACTTATGAAAACGTTACTTCTGCTGTTAACACAGGGATTATGACTAGAAATGAAGCAAGAGAAATAATAGGTCTTAGTCCTGTAGATGGAGGAGATGAAATATATATTAATGCGGCATTGATGCCTATAGGGTCGCCTATTGTAGAAGAACCTGAAAATCCTATAGAAGAAGAAGATGAAAAAGAATATGAGGATTATTCACAAGAAGATTGGCTTGATGAAGAAGTTTTTTTAGAAGATTCTAAAGACGAAGTTACAAACTTTCCCAACAAAGGTGATGATAAAAAAGTGTCTTTACGTAATTCTGAATATCCACAGTTTGATTATCGTTTTGCAAAAAACTTGAAAGAAGTAGGAGTGGGAAAAAAGATATGGACAGCAGGTGGCAATATTAGAGGCAACGAAGCATTCATGTTGTGGGGCAGAGCCAGAGAAGGTTCAGAATCCCCTGCTGTAATTAAATGGATAAAGGAACGTGAAGCATGGGCGGCAAGACATAGTGTGGTAGATGGCAACCAATTTGTTGGTGGCAAAGAACCAAATATGTCTAATGTTGCAGGAGTGGTAGCGTTAATTAAGTGGGGAGTTATAAATCCCAAGTTAGGACAACAAGGCATGAAAGATGTGATTCTTGAACTAACAAAAAAATTAGAAGGTCGTAAAGAACCAAAAGAATTAGTATTAGAGGAGATAGAACCGTTAGATACAGATGAACACATAGAAATAGTAGAAGATTTCAAACAAGTTTCTGCAAAAGTGAAAGAAGGTTTGAAAAATAAAGTAGATAAACATAATGAAAAATATGGTGATAATCCTAAAAAAAGAGCAACGGTAAGAATGTTGGAAGCAGTTTTCCGTAGAGGTGTTGGTGCTTATAACACAAACCCCGGCAGTGTCAGACCAAGAGTATCAGGTCCAGATCAGTGGGCATATGCAAGGGTCAATTCTTTTTTAGCGGCACTTAGAACAGGAAGATTCCAAGGTGGTAAACATGACCAAGATTTATTCCCCAAAGGACACCCTCTCTCTTCAAAATAAAGAACTCTATACCTTTCGTAGAGGTAGGGTTTCTGTTGCACAAGAGATAAGGCGACAAACTAATTTTCGTAAAAGATACGAGTCTTTTATTTTTAAAAGATTGAATACAGTATTTAGAAGATTTCTTAATACAACATTATTTCTCTACACCGAGACAGGTGTCTATCAATCAGAAGTGGCAAGTAATAGACTGCTTGAAGAGTTAGAACCCGTGTTACTTTCATTTTACAGAAGAGTTTTTCTTGCAATGTTTCAATCTAATGAAGGGTTTTATGAACGGTTTAGAAAAGATGATGCTATGGTTTTTGGTAGAAATATGGATATTGAAATTATGGTCAATGAATATTTCAGAACCAAAACACTTATATTGACAGGTATTGCTCAAAGACAAGCCAATGCCATTCAGAAAGAAATACAAAAGCTAAGAGCAGAAGATTTAGCAATACCAATTATTGCAAGGGGCATACAAGAAAAGTTTTCTAATATTTTTCGTAATAGAGCAAGATTGATAGCTAGAACAGAAACACATAATGTTGCCTCCTTTGCAAACCACAAATACCATTCCAAAGTTTCGGAAAATCTAGGTATAAATATGAAAAAAAGATGGTGTGCTGTGAATGATACACGTACTAGGTCATTTCATGCAGATGCTAACGGACAGACAGTAAACATGGATGGTGACTTTACAGTGAATGGAGCACCTATGCAGTTTGCAGGTGATCCCAAAGGTGGAGCAAAAAATGTAATAAATTGTCGTTGCGTGATCTTGTATGTTGATGAAAATGATATTGTCACGTAAGATGGTTTGATTATATAATTGCAAATGCCAATACCAAAACCAAAACAAGGAGAAAGTAGAAGCAAGTTTTTAAGTAGATGTTTAGGAGATAGCACTATGATTGACGAGTATAACGCAAATCAAAGAATGGCTATCTGTTCAAAAGAATACGAAGATTCCAAAGGGAATGATGACGAAAAGGCACGTATCAGGCGTGATGTTTTCACGACCCAAGAGGAAGCTGAAGCAAGATCAAAAGAAATAGGATGTTCAGGTTTCCATTCCCATGAGGAAGATGGAAGGACTGTATTTATGCCATGTGCATCACATGATGCTTATGTATCTGCTGAAGGTAGAGATGTAGCAGGTTATCACGAAGACGAAGATGATAAGAAAAAACCAAAAAAGAAAACAGATTGTGAATGTTTAGAAACCAAGGATTTTGAAGGCGCAGTAGAAGTACCTTTGGAATTGAAGATGGGTCATGAAGAAGATGAGAAAGAAGAAGGTATATTTGAAGGATATGGCTCTGTATTTGATAACACAGATTTAGGCAATGATGTTATAAGAAAAGGAGCATTCACGAAGTCTCTCCGACGTAAGGGTCCTAAGGGCATAAAGTTACTGTATCAACATAAGTCCGATATGCCGATTGGTGTATTTGAAAAAATCTCAGAAGATGAGAAGGGTCTTTACGTCAAAGGACAATTAGCATTACAAACACAAGCAGGAAAAGAAGCATACGAATTGTTGAAAATGGGTGCTCTTTCAGGATTATCAATTGGTTTTAGAACCAATGAAAAAGGATATCACTATGATAAACGTTCTAAGAAACGTATTATTGAAGATGTAGAACTTATGGAAGTATCTTTGGTTACTTTTCCCATGAACCCTAAAGCACAGGTGGACATGGTAAAATCTGAAGATATCACAATAAGAGAATGGGAAAATGGAATGCGAGATGCTTTCAATCTTTCACGTTCTGACTCAAAGGTAGCGGCAAAAGCCGTACACCATGTATTTGAAGAGAAACGTGCCAACGAGATGTTGGCAGGTGAAACAGACAATGCAGAATTGGTAGATGCCATAAAAAACCTTACAAAAACCTTAAAATCTATATAGGAGGAAACTATGGTAGATGAAGTAAAAGAGGTTCTCAATCAGTACGGTCAAGCTTTTGAAGAGTTCAAAAAAAGCAATGACGAGAAACTTGAGAAACTAGAAAAAGGTTTGGATGTGCCAGTAACGTTGACAGACAAAATTGAATGCATTGAAGAAAAAATGAATTCATTAGAGGATATCAACCAGTCTCTTATCCAAACTAAAGAAGCAAACGATAAAATCCAAGAGAAGATGGATATACTTGAAACTATGGCAAAAAGACCAAATGCAGGTATAGACGGAAAAGCTTTGGATGAAACACGTGAAGCTTTTGATTCTTTCTGTAGAAAGGGTCAATACGGTATTACTGACATAGAGAAAAAAGCTCTAACCGTTAGTAATGACACAACTGGTGGGTACTTAGCACCACCTGAATATGTGAGAGAACTGTTAAAAACGGTTACAGAAATTTCACCTATCAGGTCAATTGCTAGGGTTCGTAACACAGGGCAAAGAAGTGTCCAAGTTCCTAAAAGAACTGGTCAGTTTGCTGCACAATGGGTTGCTGAATCTGGTACTAGATCAGAAACTACTGGATACACAGTTGGGCTAGAAGAGATTCCTGCTCACGAATACTATGCATTAGTAGATATTTCTGAACAGGACTTAGAAGACACTGTCTTTGATTTAGAAGCAGAGATGCAATCAGAATTTGCAACACAGTTTGCAAAAGCTGAAGGTACTGCTTTTGTTTCAGGAGATTCAGTTGGAAAACCTGAAGGTATTCTAACTAACTCAAGTGTTAGTTCTGTAAACTCTGGTAACGGTACTGCTCTTACTGCAGATGGGTTAATAACATTAGTCCATTCAATCAAATCTGAATATGCTAGAAGTGGAACATTTGTGTTCAACAGATCAACACTTTCAGCAATTAGAAAATTGAAAGACACTGCAGGTCAATATGTATTTCAAGCAGGAATGATGCTCACAGGTGGAGTAACTAATACAATACTTGGTTACCCATATGTAGAAGCAACTGATATGCCTGATGTAGGTAGCAGTGCAAAACCAATTGTATTTGGTGACTTTGCACGAGCTTACTTAATTATTGACAGAGTTCAGATGTCGGTTTTACGTGACGAAATGACACAAGCAACTACAGGTAATGTGAGATACATTGCTAGACGTAGAGTTGGTGGACAGGTCGTACAAGCGGAAGCCATCGTTAAACAAAACATAAGCGCATAAGGAGGGCATAAATGAAAGACTTAGCAAATAGTATTTCGGTAGTGCAATCATTGGCTCCTGCAGTCAGAACAGCTGATGCCAACGGCACAGGTGTGGACTTGCAAGGGTTTGAAGGTGCAACTGTTGTAGTAGATTCAGGAGCAGAAGGAGATACTCTTTCTGGTTCTGTGAAAATAGATTTCAAATTAGAGGAATCTTCAGACAACTCATCATTCTCCGCTGTTTCTTCGGCAACAGCTGTAACTGATGGTACTGTAGATTCTAATGGAATCTTTTTAACATTGGATGATAATGCAGAAACTCCACAAGTAACTTCTATAGGTTACGTTGGTGGGGCTAGATACATTAGAGTGGTAGCAGATCATACTGGTACACATTCAAATGGTTCGCCTTACGGGGTTACTGTCATTAAAAGCACTCCAAGACACAACGTTGATGCTGATACAAGCTCTACTGTGTAAATAAACTGAGGTGGGGTAGGTTACTACCCCCCTCAATTTGAGGATTAAAAGATGACTAAAAAAAGTTTTAAGATAATTGTTCCAAAACCTGCGGCCGCCAACGAACTTGGTACGGATACAAAATTGTATGAGGCAGATGAGATTGTCACTACAGAAGACGGGGATTGGATTC